CACGATCATATTGAGCCGGTCCCGCGTCACGGCGATGCGCTTTGCAGAGGAAGCGCCGGACATTGGCGAAGGCGGCGCGGTCACGCTGCGCCGGGAACAGTTCCAGCAGAAGGCACCGAAGGCATGAGCATGCACATTCACAACGCGGGGCCAGTCATGGCCGCCGATCTCAACGTGCTGGGAGCTGCGGTCAAGATCATCTTGGCCGGTGGCTCCGGGCTATCCGAAACAGAGATGAAGCGTGCCAGCGGCGCGAGCTATCACCTCTGGAAGTCGAAGGGCGATGCGATCCGCGCCCTGGTGGATAGCCTGGAGGCGGTGCCGGAACCGTCAGGGCGGTGATCCCGTGAGACAGTTCGGCATCATCTCCAGTTCAATCTGGCGCAGCAAGCGGTTTCGACAGCTCGGCTCGGACCTGGCCCGGCTGACCTACCTCTACCTGCACACCACCACGCACGGCAACAGCGCCGGGGCGTTCGTCCTGCCGCCAGAAATGGCCGCGCTTGAGCTGAAAGTTCCGGCCGACGAGGTGCGCGCCGCGTTCATCGAATTGGCCGAGGCTCGCCTGATCCGATACGATCCCGAGGAGGAGCTGATCCAGATCGTCAACTTCTTCCGCTTCAACGCGATCTCCAGCCGCAAGCACCTGGCCGGGCCGGTTCGCATCATCCAGGCGCTGCCACATTCTCCGGTCAGGGATTGCGCCGCGTGCGATCTGATCCTGGCAATGTTCGAGCGCCGCGAGGAGTGGAACGAGAAAGCGAGCCGGCTCAAGCGCAGCGAACACCGCAGCGATCACACCGAGGCCGGGAAAATCCTGGAAGCGATGGGCGGCTTCGACAGCACGGCGGCGGATATCGTCAAGGAAATGAAGCTCGAACCCATGCTCACGTCGCAGGAAATCGGGCTCGACGCACGCACGCTCGACCGTCTCGGGGAAGCCCTACTTATACCCCTATCGCATACCCCTATCCATAGCCCTAGCGATACAACGGAAACGGAAAAGACAACGGAAAAGACAACGGAGAAGGATAAGACCAAGACCACGGATAAGACCAAGACCACGGAGAGGGGGGTGCAGGGGGGAGAGGGTCCGCAAAGCCGCCCTCCCTCCCCGCCCGCTGATAGCGGTCGGTCGGGCGGCATGAAGAACATCGGGGATGAAGCGCTCGCACACCTGCGGCAGCGCCTGGCAGAACGAGGAGGGGCATGATGGCAAAGCGCGGGCAGCTCGCCTTCACCGATCCCGAGGAGCTGGAGCAACGAATTGAGGACTATTTTCAAAGCAGGACGCGCAAGCGCAAAATCTATCCCCGCGATGGCGAGCCATACGAGGAAGATTACCAAGTTCCCCCAACCATGGCAGGGCTGGCACTCGCACTGGACACCACCAGGCAAACCCTCTTGGCATATGGCAGGGGAGACGAGCCACGCGATCCGGCATTTGTCCCGATCATCGCACGCGCCAAGATGCGGATCGCAGAATTTGCAGAGGAAGCGCTGTATGTCAGGGAGGCATCGAACGGGGCAAAGTTCGCCCTGGAGGTGAACCACGGCTACGGCCGAGAGGATCGAGAAGGCGGCACTGGCGACGGCTTCGAGGTGAAAGTGATCCCGCCAGCAGCAGTGGAGGCTTCGAAAGCGATCCCGAAATGGCAACCGGAAGGAGACGACGATGAATGACTTTCAAATCCACCACCGCGCGAATGGTGACTTCGACGTGGAGCATTTGCAGCGACAGCCGCGCGAGGAGCGGCCGCAGGATGCCGAGAAGGGTGTTTCGGGCATGGTGGGTGCCGAAAAGGCACAAGGGCACTCACGGGCCAGCACAGAGAGCGCAAGTGACTTGCATTGCACTCCGGACTGCAATCATCAAGGAAGGGATTGCCCCGCTCGGGGTGAGTTCTCGGACTACGGGCGCGGCCCTGCGGCGTGGCACTTGGTTTGGATCGCTGCTGGCGTCTGCATATGGGGGGCGATTGCATGGCTGATCGTGTAAAGCAGGAGCTGCGCATCGAGAAGATTGCATCGGGCAGCGAGGATGCGGTGATCGCCCAGGCACTCGACCGCGTGGAGCCCGGCGACCTGGTGGTGTATCATCGGGGCGAGGCTGGTTCCGCGTCGAGGTCGGTCAAAGAAGCTGCTATGAGATTGCACGAACGCGGGCTCTGCCTCCTGACGCAGCGGATCACTGCGGATCGAAGCAACGAAGGCGAGCGGATCGTGGACTATCTGGCGATCAAGAGGGCGAAGCAATGAAACCTTGGCTTATCGGGTGCGAGGAAAGCGGCACGGTGCGCGATGCGTTTCTTGCACGGGGCATTCCGGCGGTGTCCTGCGATCTGCTGCACAGCCGTTCTGGCCGTGGCGAACACTTGCAATGCGATATCTTCGATGCGCTGGCGAGCCGCCAGTGGCGCGGCCTGATTGCTTTCCCGACCTGCACCTATCTGACGTGCAGCGCAGAGTGGGCTTACGGGGATGGCCCATATCATCAGAAGGTGAAGCCCGGAACCCTGACCGGCGCGGCGCGGCGCGAAGCGCGAAGGGATGCTGTCACCTTTGTCGAAAGGCTTTGGAATTGCGGAATGGATCGCGTGGTGATCGAGAACCCCGTTGGGGTTCTGTCTCGCGTTCTCGGTCGTCCACCGACTTATCAGCCCTACGAGTTCGGAGACGACGCAAGCAAGAAAACATGCTTTTGGGTGAGGGGGCTTAGGCCACTCATGCCTCTGCCCCGTTACGCATGGGCGGAGCCCCGCATGGTAAATGGTAAGCCGCGATGGGGCAACCAGACCGACAACGGGCAGAACCGCCTTTCGCCGGGTGAGGATCGCGCGAGAGATCGTTCAGTGACATATCCCGGCATCGCGGCCGCAATGGCAGATCAATGGGGTGGTCAATGACGGGATATCGGATCATAGGGCGGATCGTGCTGGCGGCGTCATGCGCTGCCGGTGCGTTTATGCTTTTAAGAACGCTTTTCGAATTGGCGGGATTGATGTAGGCTGCGCGCAGTTAGAAGGGGAGGCCGACATGACGCAACCAGCACTTAACACCTGGGTCACTTTACCGGAAGACACATGGACGCTTATTTCCGAGATAGATTGCACGTTTGTTGTGGTCTCTGGGATCGTCGAGGTTCTGGGTATGGATGGCGCTGCTCCAGTTGAAGCAGACAGGGGTATTCCTTACGCCAATGGAGCGGGTGAGGACGCCTCGGTCGCCATGCTTTCTCGCTTCCCAGGGTCAGGAACGGCAGATCGCATTTACATGATTAGCCGTGGCGAAACTGGCTCTGTGTTTGTTTCGCGCGCTGCAGTTTCCTAATGCTGCGGGTTCCGTCTCCCTTTGGCATTGTTTCGCCGTTTGGTCAGCTCCGCGCGTTTGGTCAGCTCCGCGCGTTTGACCCCGCTGATCTGTTCACGGGAAGCGAGTCAGGGGTCTTCTACGATGTATCCGATCTGTCCAGCATGAACACGGAGCCGGACCAGTCCGGCAGTGTGCCCGCAGTCGGGGATGTGGTCCGGTTCATCGCGGACAAGTCAGGGAACGGAAACGACGCACAAAGCCCTTCCTTGTCTGCATCCCCTGTGCTGCGACAAGATGGAAACGGTAACTATTACCTTGAGTTCGCCGGTGCCGAAAATGATGAACTGGTCACGCAGTCCAACATCAATGTAAGCGGCAACAGCACGCGGGAATATATCGGCGCCTTCGGTCCGGGGGGTGCTGTGTTCACGCTCAACATCGGGGGCGATATCGGCGAGCGGTGGACCGTGCGGGACGATAACGGCAATCTGCGTGTCGAGATCGCAGGCAGCGCGTATGTCTCCGGGCTTTCATCAGACGGCGTGGTCGGTATCCGCCTTCCGGATGGGGGCACATTGGGCGACCATGTCCTGTCCAACGGCACAACGGACGAGAACGCCTCGGGGTCAAATATCGTGAACACTGGTATCGGCCCGCTCTACATCGGACGGATCGCCAACAGTGTTTGGGGCAATGCCGAGTTCTACGGCTGCACATTCATCGACAAGCTACTGACGGCACAACAGCGTAGTGATGCCCGGCAATACTACGCAGAAAAAAGAGGCGTTGTGCTGTGAGCGTGGCAGCGATCACCGCGATGGGGCTGACGCGAGTTCCAAACGACCTGCAATGGTGACAAGCTCAACCTGGGATTACACCACGTCGCCTGTCGCCTGGAAGTACAAACAGGATCGCAGCTTTGGGAGCTTCATCATCGGGCCGGTCGGCTCCGGCAAGTCGGTGCCCAGCCTTCAACGCATCCTTGATCTAGGCCAAGAGCAAGCGCCCAGCGAGGACGGCAAGCGCCGCTCCAGGTTCGCGGTGATCCGAAACACCATGCCCGAGCTGCGATCAACGACGGCCGTGACCTATCAGCAGATTTATCCCTCGGATGCGTTTGGGGATATCATCTGGAGGTCACCGGCTACGCACATGATCCAGCCGCGCAACTCCGGCCTGGAGATCGAGGTCAACCTGATCGCGCTCGACAAGCCAAAGGACGTGAAGAAGCTCCTATCGCTGGAGCTAACCGGGGCCTTCATCAACGAGATGCGCGAGGTGCCCAGATCAGTTATCACCAGGCTGACCGAGCGCGTGGGCCGGTTCGGGGTGAACGAGCGGCCAACCACCTGGAGCGGCATCTGGGGCGACACCAACCCGCCGGACGCAGATCATTGGCTCTATGGCTGGCACCACCGCGAGACGCCAGAAGGTTATCACTTCCACCAGCAACCGCCCGGCGTCCTGGAGGTGCGGCCGCGTGGCAACGGTGCCGAGATCATCGACGAGAATTTCCCAGACTACCAAGGCGTGCGCCTCACATCGGCCGAGGTGCTGATCTACTATCGAGGCAAGACGCGCCGGGTCGAGTGTCCGATTGAGGTGATCCGTGCTGCTGATCGGCTCTGGATCGTGAACCCTTGGCAGGAGAACCTTGTGGCGCTATCCCGCGTCGATGCTGGATCGAACCCGCTTGGGGTGCGGAGCTACTACGGCCGCGCGTTGGCAGGTAAGACGCTGGAGGAAATCCAAAGCTATCTCCAGGGCGTCTACACGTTCGTGACGGACGGGCGGCGCGTGGTCCCGCAATACAACGGCCAGGTGCATGGCGTCGATCACCTGCCGATCCTGCCTGACGAGCCGGTGTTTATCGGGGCAGACATTGGCGGCGGCACGCTACAGCCCTCGGCGCTCCTGTTTCAGAAGCATCCGCGCGGCCCGCTCCTGGCACACCGAGAGGTGGTTTGTTTCGATATGGGGATCAAGCGATTTGGCGAGCTAGTCGGTGAGGCGTTGGTCAAGCATTTCCCGGATCATGTGGCCAGAGGGCTGACCGGAACAGGGTGGGGCGATCCAGCAGGCGGAAAGCGTGACGAGATATTCGAGACGGCCAGCTTCGACTGGCTGCGCACGCAACACGGGATCAACCTGGAGCCCGCGCCAACCCAAGACCCGAAGATGAGGATCGCGGCTCTGGCCGGGCCATGCGAGCGGATGATCGACGGCAAGCCTGGGCTCTTGCTGAACAAGCGACACTGCCCGATGCTGCACAAGGGGCTGATGGGGGCGTGGCACTTCAAGCGTCTGGCGGTCACGGGCGAGGATCGCTACGCCGACAAACCCTCCAAGAACGACGAAAGCCACATTTGCGACGGGGCGGGCTATGGCTTCCTCGGCGTGGGTGAATTTGACCGGCTCGGCGGGCGCAGGACTGACGGAAAAGGCGGCGGATCGTTCCAAGCGGATGGCGATTTTGACGTGTTTGCATAGAAAAAGCCCGGCGCAAACCGGGCTTAATATTTTTTGTGCGATGGAATTTTCAGCCGTCGCCGGAGCCGTCGCCGTAGCCTTCGCCGTAGCCTTCGCCGTCGCCGTAGCCGTAGCCGGAGCCGGAGCCGGAGCCGTAGCCGGAGCCGCAGCCGGAGCCGTAGCCGGAGCCGGAGCCGGAGCCTTCGCCGTAGCCGGAGCCGTAGCCTTCGCCGTCGCCGGAGCCGTAGCCGGAGCCGGAGCCGTAGCCGTAGCCGTAGCCGGAGCCGTAGCCGTCGTTTTCATAGTACTCGAATGACTGCATCATCATGCACCCTCAATGCTTTCAGATGCCACATTACTCGCCGGGATGATTTCCAGCACATCAAGCAGCATAATTTCAGGCAGAGCCGGTTCAACCTTGCTGCGAGCTGCGTCGATGCCAGTCAACGCAACTGTGCTAAGGCTCACGCCTTTTTCCCTCCCGCCGGTGTGCCAACGCCATAGGCGGCGGCTGTCTGCCAGTGTGACTTGACGACCATCTTGTGCGGTAACGGTTCCGTAATGGACGCCGCTTGCATAGCAGCGGATGATACACTTTTTGCCTATCATAGTGATTTCCTTTCGATGGGGTGTGGCGCACATTGCGCAAGGCATACGTTACAGGTTGACCGTGCAGCTTGTCAAGGTGTATGCAGTTCCGAGTAAAGCAAGGGAATTGCGCCGATGGCCGAGGAAGATGTGCAGCGGGGAACGGTTGATGCGCCCTGGCGGCGTTTCACGAAAGCCGAGGAAGCACAAAGGCTTATCGTTCTGGACACGCGGATCGAGCGAAGAAAAGCGAGCCTCGAATGGGATCAGCGCGAGCGGACCAAGATCATGCACCGGGCAATTCGCCGGATGCGCAGAGCGGAGGGGAAAGAATGAGCGAGGCAATCTGGAGGGCCATTGCGATGATGCCGGGCCTGCCCGAGCTGGGAGCGTATCCCACGCCGCTGGAGTGTGCCGAGGCAGCGGATTACTTCGCCGGGCTCCTCGGGGTGGCGGTGCAATGTTTCGCGGCGGTGTCGGCATGAGCCTGCGCGACGAGAAGCGGGGCCACGTCAAGATCGAGAACGGCATGGCCGTGATCTACGTTCCGGCCGATGAAATCCACGGGCTCCTGGTCGCGCTTGCTCCATGCCCGTGCAAGGGGCCGAAGTCGAGCGCAACCCAGGACATACGCGACCGTCTGGCCAATGCGCTCAAGTGGGCGAGGAACAAGCTATGACCGGCAACCGCATGACAGCCGCCCAGCTCCAGGCGTTCTACAAGGCCGACGGCGACCACAGCGCGCCGCGCCAGGACCGCGAGGGGGCGATCCACAAGGCGATCCTCCAGCTCCTCGATCTCGCGCTACCGGCCGACGCGATTTATCACCACAGCCCGAACGAGCTGGACATGGCCGGACCCGAGGCGGCTCGCCAGATCGCCAAGGCGCGCAAGCTCGGCACCAAGGCGGGCTGGACAGATATCGAGATCATCTGGCAGGGCCGGTTCTACGGGCTGGAGATTAAGGCCAAGAGCCCACAGAGCGATGCGCAAAAGGATATCCAGCGTGATCTGGCGCGAGCTGGTGCGCCCTATGCCGTGGTAAGATCCGTGACCGAGGCCGAGGCCATTTTGAAACAATGGGGGCTGACATGACCGAACCCGATCTTGACCTGTCCATCCCGTCGCTAATGCGCGCATGCAAAGGCAACGTGGCGATGTTGCCCAGCTTCATGGTGCATGACGACGACGTGTGGCCGCGTTCTGGCGTGGTCAGGACCGACAGCAAGGGCCGCATCCACATGCGCCGCTCGACCTTCATCCGAACAGTGTCCGGCAAGCTGCCGATCCTCGCTGGTATCTGGCACCGCATCGACGTTCAGGAGTTCCACCTCGATCTCAAGCCGCACCACCTCCAGGGATCGAGCGCCCAGGAGGGCGGGAACAAACGAGCGGCGGCGCGTGCCGTGGCAAAGGCCGATTGGGCCGGACGAGTGGAAGGGGATCAGGGATATGGCACAGCTCCTGGTGGGGATCACGGGCAACAGGACGTTGCCAGAGATGTTGCAGAGGCTAAGGCCCGAGGAACAAGCGGAAGCGTTGGCTCAACCGTTTTTGCCCGAGATGGTGGCGACGACGGCTAAGTGGGCCTGGACGCTGGAGGACGATCACGGCGAGTTTGTGGCCAGCATGGCGATCATGCCCGACGTAAACCGGCGCGGCTGGTTCGTCTCATATCCCGGTGCCGCAATCCGATCCTCGGCCGAGCTTCGGCCGCTGTTCCGGCTGGTCACGATCTTCCGCGACAGCGGCGCAGTCTATGACGAGTTGCGCGCCTGGGTGGCCTCTGACGACGAAAGAGCGATTAGATTTGCCGAATGGTTCGGTTTTCGGTTAGATTGCGGACCAGCGACAGGGTTTTCCCCGACGGGGCGCGACTTGAGCTTATACCTATGGAGGCGATGATGGGCGGAATTTTCGGGGGCGGCGACAACGGCGCACAAGAGGAAGCGAAGAAGCAGGCAGCGCAGGCACGGCGCGAGCGGCAAACCTCGAACGAGGAGGCCAACCGCTCGCAGCAGCGTGCCGAACGTGGCGGCGGTGGCGGCGCGAGCACTCGGGGTCGGGACATGCTGATCGGCAACCTGTCAGACCACCTTAAAAAAACGCTCGGAGGCTGATCGTGGCGCAGTGGCCCATCGACAAGGCGTGGAAGGCGATCCTTGCCGCAAAGCGCGACAAGGAAGCCTCGGACGAGATTTACCGCGAAGCGATGGAGCTGACGTTCCCTGACCGCGAGAATTTCACCAAGCGCAAAGAGGGCCAGAACAAGGCCGCTTACAACTGGGACAGCACGCCCCAGGTGTCGGTGATCCGAGCCGCCAACCGTCTCTCCTCGGACTTCACCCCACAATTTCAGGACTGGTTTGAGATTGGCCTGGGACCGGCTGCAAAACAGATGCCGGACGAGGCTTTCAAGGAGGCCGTGGGCAAGGCGAAAGACGAGGCCAAGGCAGAGCTGGAGGCCGTCACCAACATCGTGCAGGCCGTGTTTAACGGGCCAGGCTTTCCGACCGCCTCCAATGAGACATACATCGACTGGCACTATGGCCAGGGCGGCATGAAGGTGATGCCGAACGAGGACTTCCTGGGCGAGCCGGTGATCTTCCAAGCCATGCCTCTCTCGCACTTCTACGCCTACGAGGGGCCGAACGGGCGGCTGGATCGCTGGTTCTTCTGGCACGAAATCCGCGCTGATGCGATCATGGCCGAGTGGCCAGACGCAACATTGCCCGAGAAGCTGGAAGAGGAGGCCGAGAAGCCGACGCCCGGCATGGTCAAGCTCGCCTCGGTGGTCTACCGCGACTATGACGAGAAGGAGCGGCCGTTCCGCTACGAGGTGTTCTGGCAGAAGGGCGCTGACAAGGCTCGCCTGGTCGAACGCCAGAGCCGCACATCGCCTTTCGTGACGCCGCGATACTCCAAGCTGCCGGGCGAAAACCGTGGGCGGGGTCCGGTGCTGTTCGCGTTGCCCGATATCCGCACCGCTAACAAGATCGTGGAGCTGACCTTGCGTGCCGTGGCCGTGGCCGTGGCTGGCGTCTACACCGCGACCGAGAACGGGCTGAACGGGCCGATCTCGATCAAACCCTATTCGATCATCAAGGTGCGCCGCAACGGCGGGCCGGACGGTCCCAGCCTCCAGCGCCTCGACAATCCCCAGCGGATCGACTTTGGCGAGCTGGTGCTGGACACGCTCCACATGAACATTCGCAAGGTGATCGGTGACAACAGCCTGCCGCCCGAGGCAGGCCCGATCCGCACCGCGACCGAGTTCGTGCAGCGTGCCCGCGAGCTGGTGGCAGATCAAGCTGGTGGTCTGGGCCGTCTCTATGCGGAGTTCGTGATCCCAGCCGTGCAGCGCGTCGTGGATATCCTGGAAAGCAAGCAAATCCTGCCGACGCAGGGGCTCCAGATCGACCAGTTTCTGATCGAGGTGCGCATGACAAGCCCGCTCGCGCGGGGCGAGGCCATGCAGGAAGTCGAGAACATTGTGCGCTTCATGGAAATGCTGAAAGCCATCGGCGGCGATCAGCTCATGGCGTTCGAGATGGACCTGGAGAAAGTCACGCCGCGCCTGGGCGATCTGATGAACGTGCCGATGGACCTGCGCACGACCGAGGAACAGAAGGCGCAGCTCAAGAAGGCAGCAGCGGTGCAAGGCGCGGCGCAGCAAGGGGCCGATCCCAACGTGGCGGCAGCGGCCGTCGAAGCCCAGGAGGCACAGCAGAATGGCAGACGATAGCACCGGGCTCGATGCCCTGTTCCAGAACGCGGACAGTGACGCTTGGCGCGATCTCATGCGTCGCACAGAGGCACAGGCACCCGTCAAGCAGGGACTCGATCCCGAGCTTTACGCGGTGGTGTTCTCGACGCCTGCCGGGCGCGAGGTTCTGGCTGATATGTATAACCGCTACGTCAACTTGACGCGCTGCGTGCCGGGCCAGGGGGCCGAGGCAGCGTTCTACCGTGAGGGCATGGCGCAAGTCGTGTTCGATATCGTTCACAACATCACCCTGGCGCAAGAAGGAGATGGCAATGGCCAAGAAGGATGATCTGATCGAGGAGGCCAAGGGCCTTGGGATCGAGCTGGACAGCAACGAAACCGTGGCAGACCTGGAGGCAAAGATCGCGGAAGCGAAAGCCAGCCAGCCCGCACTGATCGAGGGCGAGGTGAAGCGCTCCAAGGTGAACCGTGGCTCGCGCCGCCGGATCGAACGGGCGATCACCAAGCTCAACGAGGAGATCGACGCCGCGATCAAAGAGCTGGACATGCAGGCGTTCGTCGCTGACGAGGACGGCAACCGCACCGGAGAATGGCCCGCCGTCACCCGACTGCGAGAAGCCAAAATCGAAGTAGGCGACCAGGTGAACCAGCTCCTCGCGGGCTGACACGAAAACCCACACCCCAGCGAACAAGGAGACGACGTGCATGTGGAAATTCTGGCAGTATCACGCCCCCGTTTGGAGCCCAGCCGATGAAGGCAAGAGTGGTTCGGGCGAAGGCGACGGAGACGGTGACAGCGGCGACCAGGGCGAAGGATCTGGCGGCGAAGGTGGAGATGGCGAAGGAGATGGATCGGAACAGGGCGGCTCCTCGATCCTGGACTTCGCCACCAAGCAAAAGACCGGCGGCAAGGAAGGTGAAGGCGAGGGCGAAGCCTGGAAGCTGCCCGAGGGCATGGAGCTGCCGGATCATCTGGTGGGTTTGTCGGCTGACGAGACGCTGGCGAAGCTGACCAAGGCTTACCAGGGCGCGCGGCGCGAGCTGTCCCAGAAGGGCAAGGGCGAGGGCAAGCTGGAGGGCGCGGTGCCCGACGATCCCGACGGCTACAAGTTCGATCCCGAGGGCGACGACGACAAGATCGCGGACGAGCTGAACAGCGAAGCCTCGAAGCCCTATGTCGATGCCTTCCGCAAGGCGGCGCACAAGCTCGGTATCCCCGACAAGGCGTTTACCCAACTCATGCGCGAGGGCTTGAGCGGGATCGCGGAAGGCGGGATGCCCATCGGCGTGTCGAACGAGGAGGCGCAGAAGATCAGCGGCGAGCAAGAGATGCAGTCGCTGGTCAAGGAGGTCGGCCAGAAGGAAGCCAGCACCATCGTCAACACCATCGGCACCTATGCCGAGAAGCTGGCCCAGCGCGGCGTGCTGAAAGACGATCAGGACATGGCCGAGTTCGCCCAAATGGTCGGCACCGGCCGCGCAGCGCGCATCTTTCACCGCATCCTGACCGGCGAGATGGGCGAGAAGCCGATCCCGATGGCCGACGGTGCGGATGGATCGGTGACGCCGCAAGAGGCATACGCCAAACACGCGGCCGCAAGCCGGATGCCAGCCGGTTCTGAAAAGGACGGAGCAATGGCAGAAGCTCAACACCTGATGCAGAAGGCGTTTGGCAACTCGCCGCAAGCCACTGGCTCGATCAAGTCTGGTGTGCTATAGGATCACAGGGCGCAAGCTCTGTATGAAACCTCCCTCACCTAAACGCCCCGGCAACCTCCTCCCGCCGGGGCGTTTTTTTATGCGCGCTTGCCAGATCGTCTCTCTGGTGGCATATTGCACCACAAGATGCAGACCCGCGAGGAACGGCACCCGGCTTTTGCGACAGGCCCGTGACCCTCAAGGCCCTCGATCTCCCCCGATTGAAACCTTGAAGGAGTGACGCAATGTCCACCTCTCTCTCCACCGCAGCAATCGCCAGCTTCGACGCTGATGTGAAGCACGCCTATCAGGATATGGGCAAGCTGCGCGACACCACGCGCGTGAAAACTGGCGTTGTGGGTTCGACCCACCGCTTCCCGAAACTGGCCGCTGGCCTGGCAACCCGTCGCGTCAAGCAGACCGACGTTGTGCCGATGAACCTGGCGCACACCAACGCGACGGCCACGCTCGAAGATTGGAACGCTGCCGAATACACCGACGTGTTCGATGATGCGAAAACCAACATCTCCGAGCGCGAGGAGCTGGCCAGTTCCATCGCCAAGGCGATCAGCCGCCGCGAGGACCAGCTTATCATCGACGCGCTCGAAGCGACCGCAACGACCCTGACCGTGGCCAGCTCCATCGGCGGGGCGAACACCAACCTGAACGTGGACAAGCTCCGTCGCGCGTCTCGCCTCTTGGGCGACGGCGGCGTGGGTGAGGACGAGGATATCACCTATGTGGGCTCCTACGTCGGCCGCGAAGGGCTCCTCGGGGAAACCGAGGCGACGAGCGCGGACTTCAACACGGTGCGCGCCTTGGTGAACGGCGATATCTCCAGCTTCCTGGGCATGTCGTTCAAGTGGATCGCAACCCGTGCCGAGGGCGGGCTCGACCTGACCGGCGGCGACCGGACCACCTTCGCCTATGCGAAGTCGGCCATCGGGCACGCCATCGGAATGGATCAGCGGATGGAGGTCAACTACATCCCGACCAAGACGAGCTGGCTCGCCAACATGCTGTTCTCGGCCGGTTCGATTGAGATTGACGCCGGTGGCGTGGTCGAGATCACCTGCGACGAGGACGGCGCATAAGCGCCACTAGGGGGCGGGCTTGACGCTCGCCCTCTCCTGAAACTGAACCTGGAGAAGCAACATGGCTTTCAACCTGCAAGGACTGGAGAACCACAGTGGCTCCGGCGGTGGCATCAAGATTTTCAGCTACAACGCCGGGGCCGACGCGAAAGCGGCCGTCAAGGGCACGGGCTATTTCAACAGCGCAGCGGCGCTTTTGACCGTGGGCGACCGCATCGTGATCCACGCCTCGGACGCCGACTTCGATGCACACGTCTCGGCCATCAGCGGTGCCGGTGTCGTGACCATCGCGGCAATCGACGCCTTCGCCTAATCCGCTGGGGTGTGGATGCGAGGGACGGGCCGGGGCTGTCATGGCCTCGGCCCATTTTCTTAGGGGGCTGACATGACCGACAGCAGAGTGGACGTTGCATCGCAAGCGCTGGCTCGCCTGGGCGAACCGGCGATTTCCTCTTTTGAGGAGGACAGCGATACAGCCGAGAAGGTGAACCAGCTCTACGAGCCCACGATCCTCCAGCTCCTTGGATCGCACGACTGGAGCTTCGCCACGCGCCGCAAGGTGCTGGAGGAGGATGCAGCGGGCACGCCGATCAACGAATGGAAGCGCGCCTTTCTCATGCCGACCCTGCGCACGGATCGCGTGGGAAAGCCTCTGTCCGTGTTCAACACGACGCGGCAGCGCGCGCCCCAAGTGTTCCTCTACGAAATCCAGGAGCGCTGGCTGTTCACCGACTTTGACCAGGTGGTGATTGAATACATTTGGCGCGTGCCAGAAAGCCAATGGCCGGGCTATTTTCACACGCTCGCAATCGAGGCCGTCGCCGCGACCCTAGCGCTGCCGGTGACGGAGAACGCGAGCAAGGAACAGCTCCACCGCCAGATCGCCTATGGCAACCCGAGCGAGTTCGGCCGGGGCGGGCTGTTCCGCACGGCGACCGAGGCGGACGCGACCGGCGATCCGACGCGATCCCTCCTGGACGATCACGATCCGATCTGGAACGCGCGCTTTGGAGGGGTCTACTGATGCCCACCAGCCGCCATGTCCAGACCAGCCTTTCCGCAGGCGAGTTCGATCCGCTCCTCTGGAGCCGCGAGGACGTGTCGTTCTTCTACAACTCGGCGCGCATCATCGAGAACGCGGTGCCTCTGCCCCAAGGCGGGGCCAAGCGGCGCGAGGGCTGGCGCTTCCGCGCGCTCCAGCGTGGCCCGATCTCCTCGATCAGCCTGGGCGGCGCAACCGTCACGGCCGCAAACGGCGGCACGGCCGCGAACCTGACCGACGGCGACCGCAACACGCTCCTGGAGACTGGATCGGATGCGACGATCTCGGGCGTGAGCAATGCCAACCCGGCGGTGGTGACGGCAACGGGCCACGGCTACACCACCGGCGACCGCGTGCGGATCGAGGGGATCGAGGGCATGGGCGCGCCCAGCGGATCAACCGCGTCGATCTCTAATGCCACGCAGGCAAATCCGTGCCTTATCACCGCTGCGGCGCATGGGTTTTCGACTGGAGACAAGATCGAGATCACCGGCGTCTCCGGCATGACGGAGTTGAACAACGACACCTACACGATCACAGTAATCAGCGTGGACAGCTTTTCTCTCAATGGGACCGATAGTAGCGGGTTCACCGCATATTCAACCGGCGGCTCGGCCGAGGAAATCCTCGCCAGCTCGATCAATGGGCACCAAGGCGCAATCACGGTTCTGACCTACAACACCTTCGAGCTTGACGGTTTCGACAGCTCGGCGCTTGGAGCCTACAGCTCCGGCGGGACGGCCACCAAAGGCGTGGGCACAGCGACGGAATACGAGATCGCTCGGCTGGACTTGGGCAGCGCGCAGGCGGTGTCTTTGTTTGATGCGCGCGATCTTCGGATCGGCTTGCCGGCCGGTATCTCAACGGCAAATCTCACGCTCCAGACCAGCTCGGACGGCTCTACCTGGTCAGATGTGGCATCCATCTCCGTTGGCAATATCGCTTATCATCGACGTTTCGGCGCAGCTCCTGACACGCTCTTGGGAACGGCGCGCTATTGGCGTGTGATCGTAGACAATGCCTCGGCGCTCGATCTCAAAGGTGCCACAGTCGAGCTGTCCGGCGTGGAAATGCAGATCGAGGCAGGCTACAGCTCTGGCGGCACGGTCGAGGCGTTCTCCATGCACCGCCTGACGACAAGCATAGAGGACGAGTATATCCTGGTAATGACCGGGGGGTGCTGCGACGTGTTCGACGGATTGAGCGGCGCATGGATGGCGGCAACACCGATCCCGCACACGGCCGCGCAGGTGGCCTCGATCAAGGCCGCGCCGAACCTGGACACGCTGATCCTCTACCACCAGGACCAGCCGCCTTACATCGTGCAGCGGCTGGGTAGCGACCAGGACTGGCGGTCAAGCCCTCTGGAGTTCGACACCATAACCGAGTTCTCCTTTGACGACGAGGATACCGGCGGCGGCGAGAACGAAATCCAGTTCTTGCGGTTCGATGACATGAGTAGTGGTCACAAGCTCTTGGTCGAATACAATGGCGCGGCCAGCGACGAGATAAGCTGGAGCAGCCTCGCATGGTACAACGTGGTGAAACTAAAGACGGCAATCGAAAGCCTGCCAGATATCACCTCCGTGACCGTGCGGATCAATGAGAAATCGAGCGCGAACGCAGAGCTTGAGGTCGAATTTACCGGCAAGGATGGCAAGAAATCCTGGCCGATCCTGGTGATCGACATTTTGACCGGCGACGGCACGGTGGTGCTGTCCCGCAAGCAGTTCGGCAAGAAAGACTTTGACGCGCTCTGGAGCGCCACGCGCGGCTATCCGAGCTGCGGCACGTTCTATCAGGGACGGCATTGGATGGGCGGCTTCAAGGCTCGACCTGATGTGATTGTGGCCAGCCGGGCGGGCGCGCTGTTCGACTTCAAGGAGGATGCAGACCCGGTGGCAGCGTCTCCGATTGTGGTCGCACCGAACATTGACGAGCAGGTGACAATCCAGAATATTTACCCTGGACGGCACCTGCAAATCTTCACCAGCTCGGCCGAGCTTTATGTGCCCGACGAGCCAATCACCATCGACAATATCGCACTCAAGGTCACGAGCCGCCATGGCTCCAGTGCCAACGTAAATCCGGTGGACGTGCAGGGTGGCACGCTGTTCGTGGATCGCAACGGTCGAGCTCTGCGCGAGTATCTGTTCACCGACACCGAGCAGAGCTATTCGGCAGAGCCGGTATCGCTCTTGGCTGGGCACCTCATGTCGTCGCCGCGATCCTTGGTGCTGCGCCGGGCGCGCGACGTGGACGAGCCGACTATCCTTTTGGTTGCCAACACCGGAGCCGACCGGAACGGCAACCAGGTGCCAGCCGCCATGGTTGTGATTGACCGCGTGCAGCAGGTGACGGGCTTTTTCCGCGTCAAGACGCAAGGCACGCCTCTGGGGTTTTCCTCGACGCAGGCCGGTGACGCCTTCGCAATGGTCGAGCGCGATCTGACCGGCGCGACGTGGCACTTCCTTGAGCAGTTCGATGATGCGTTCATGTCGGATTGTAGCATCCCGATCTCGGGCGCTGGCTCGACCATCGACGTGTCGGCTTATCCTTGGCTTGAGGGGCAGGTGGTCGAGGTGCATGGTGACGGCCTGCCGCTTGGCGCGTTCACGGTGTCCTCGGGCTCAATCGACCTTGGCACGGCGTCCTTTGCCACCTCGGCCGAGGTCGGGCTCAAGCAGGTGCCGAGGATCGTGCTACACCCCTACAAGGGCCGGAGCGAGCTTTCCCCGACAATGCAGAACATGCGCATCTTCCGCGCGCTTCTCCAGCTCCAACGCACCGGAGCGGTGGCGATCACGGGGCACGACGGCGGGCGGGCGCGGCAGGTGTCGCTCCAGAATTACGACAGCGGGTTGATGGACCCGACGCTGGAGGAGGTTCTATTCACGGGGCCAAAGCGGATCGGCGGGCTCGGCCGCTGGCAGAAGGAGCCGACGGTGGAGATCACGCAGATCGAGCCTATGCCGTTCCTCCTGCGGTCGATAACCTACGACGTGAGATTTTAGGAGGCGGGCATGGCAACAGTTTTCATGGCAATCGGGACGGCGATATCCAGCGCCGCCGCCTCCGTCGGCACAATGTTTGCGGGCGCAGGGGCGGCGGCAGGAGCTGGGGCCGCTGCGGCGGGAGCTGGCGCAGGGGCGGCGGCAGGAGCTGGGGCCGCTGCGGCGGGCTCTGGTGTCGTCACGTTGTCCCAGGTTCTAAGCGCAGGCTCGGCCCTGGCGGCAATCGGGCAGGGTGTGGCCGCGAGCCGGGCAGCAAAGGACCAGGCCGCGTTCGCCAGGACGCAGGCGCTCCAGGAACAGGCGGCAGGTGCGGGCCAGGCGCGTGACCTGGCGCGGGAATATGCCGAGCTGGCGGGCGAGCAAAAGGTGATCCAGCTTGCCAACGGGCTCGACATTGGCGTGGGCACGCCGGTGAACGTGGCCGAAAGCACCAAGCGCCTGGCCGAGCGGAACCTGGACGTGACCAGGCAGAACGCGGACAACCGCGCCGCAATGTCCCGCCTTCGTGCGCGGGGCCTCATGTCCGAGGCGCGATCCTCGATGCTGGGCGGCTTCGGCCGCGCCGCACAGATCGGCGTCGATGCGTATCAACTGACGGGGTAAACCATGCCTTCAATTCGCCGCTATGGCCCTGCCCTTGTCACGCCCCAGGTTTCCCCTCGCGCGGAGCTTGGTCGCGGGCGCGAACAGACCTTCGCTGCCTTCCAGGATATCCTCGGATCGGCCAACCAGTTCATCCGCCCGGCGGTGGAACAGGTGCAGACCGCACGGGGCGAGCAAGAGGCTTTAGCCGCGGTTGATGAGCGGGGGCCTCAATGGGGGCTCCGGCAGCTTCGTGGCCAGGATACCTCGGTGACGATGGGCGCACAGGGTGACGGGTTACAGCCTGGACCAACGCGCGTTCGTGCGGCGATCACGCGGGCGGGCGAGGCGCACGGCGTCGATCCTGGTGTGCTGTCCGTCATTGCCAGCCTGGAAAGCAGCTTCGATCCCAACGCGCAGAACCCCAACAGCTCGGCCGGTGGCCTGTTCCAGTTCATCGACGGCACGGCCGCGCAGTATGGCGTCGCAAACCGTTTCGACGTGGATCAGGCGGCAGATGCAGGCGCGCGCTTTACCCGAGACAACATGAGCACGCTTGCCACGGCGCTCGGCCGACAGCCGACCGTGGGCGAGATTTACCTGGCGCACCAGCAGGGCGCGCAGGGCGCGATCAATCTACTGACCGCCGGGCCGCGCCTGGCCTCGTCCGTTGTCGGGCGCGAAGCCGTGCGGCTCAACGGCGGCGATCCTGACACCATGTCGGCGCAGGACTTTGCAAACCTCTGGATCAGGAAGGCCGAGGAGCGCGCGGGGCGTGAAGGGATCACGGTAAGCGTGCCCGGCACGCCGGAGTATGAGCTGGAGACGCTGAACAGCTCGACGTTTGAGCCGCGCCTTCCTTTCACGGTGCGCGATGCTGCCTTCAACCGTGCAGCGGATCGCGTGATTACCGCGCGCGCCACGGCCGCGATGGAGGAGGGGATGCGTGCGGCCATGCAGCGGGCCGACGGCGATCTCGGGCAGCTCCGCGAGGAGCTGGAAAGCGTGCGGGCGCAAGTCATGTCCGAGCTTCCCCAGGAAATGCCTGGCCTGGCAACCGAGATGCAATCGCAGTTCGACCGGGGCCGGATCGCAGCAGAGCGGCAGGCAGTAGAGCTTTCCCAGCGGCGCGTGATGGCACGGCAAGAGGAGGCCCTTGGCCAGATCGTCACCACAACGCGATCCGAGGCCGAACGCCTGGCGCTGACCGGGGCGACGGCGGCAGAGCTGGCCGATCACATGGCCCAGGCCACCGACACGCTGGCGCAGTTCGGGCCGCGCGAGGGGTTCGAGATCGCCGGGCGCACCTATCCGGCCGATCCGACGCGCGCCGGGACCATGACGCCGGACGCTATCGCCACCAACATGGCCGAGATCACGATGGGCGCGCGCCGCCTGATGATTGAGGCCGACTTCATGCGCTCGGCCGCGCCTGGTCAGTATGTGGACGAGTTCCGGCAACAGGTGTTCTCGGGCAACTCTCCGCTTCCTGCGGGTGAAAGCCTGGAGATGCTGCGCTCGATGGAAAGCCGGGCACGCTCGACCGAAAGCGCGCGCCGGACTGCGGCCGAGGCAGAGCGGCGGCGGCTTGAACAAGGCATGACGGACACGATCAACGCCTATGTGTCGATGGGTGAGGCTGGCGTGCCGGTGGCGATCCCACAAGAGGAGCGTGCGCGCATCATGTCGGCGCTCTCTCCCTACCCTGATCTCCAGCGCGAGGCGCAGCTTGAGTTTCAGGTAGCTGATGCACAGGTGGCAACGCACGGCATGACAGGCGACGAGCTGATGCGCTACGTCGAGCGCGTCAGGGGAGACATGTCTGACGCGGCCGACCGGGGCGATCTCGATCTGGGCGGGGCGGCAATCATCGAAAGCCTGCAAGACCGGATCAAGCAAGTGCAGGATGCGGTTTCGGCTGAAACGGTCGGCCTGCCCCTGATTGAACAACTGGCCATGAACGGCGCGCGGGCCGAGGACGTGGACTACGACGGGCTGCGCGCCCAGGCGGCGGGCAATCAAGACGTGCTGGCGGCGATCAACGAGGTCGAGGCGTTCCACCGCGACGTGGAGACGCTGCGAGGCATGAGCGCGGCCGAGCGGGATGCGGTCCTGGAGGATGCACGCGGCGCGTTGTCTGTCCTGGCCGCACAGGGTCAGAGCTACGGGGCCGAGGCACTGACCACGCAGCGCGTGATTGAGCGCCTTGGCGAGTGGTCCGAGCATCGCCGGGGCATGGCCACCGATGATCCGGTGCGCTTCGCTCGCTCCGTCGGTGTCGAGCTGCCGAGCCTTGCGGAAGCGGAGGACATGGAACAGGTGGGCAGCATTATCTCGCAGCGCGTCGATCTCCTAGCACCACACACGCGGCCGGAAGGGGTCGATCATCCGGTTCCGCTGACACAGGCCGAGCTGGACGGCATCTCGGAGGTGTTCCAGAACGGCTCGCGCGCCCAGCGCGCCGCGTTCCTGGGCTCGGTGGCCGAGATGGGCGAGGACCAGGCAATGGCGATCTTCTCGCGGATTGGGCAATCGGAGCCGGTGATCTACGCGGCCGGTGCGGTCTACTCGATGGGCAACCAACAGGCGGCAGGCGTGATCCTTCGCGGTGCGGTCGATACGCGCCTGGAAGGGGGCAGCGCTACAGACCTGGCGGCGGCGCGCGAGACGATCCTTGCGCCGCTCCTGGAGGCCGACATGATCGCGTCCGAGGGCATCCGCGATCTCGACACCACGGCGCTGGCCTATGCGCGCGGCCTGGCAATGGCCGAGGGTGGCCGGGCAATCGAGACGGGCGACCTTGAAACGGGCTACCGCATGGCGCTGGGCGAGCAAGCCGACGGCACCGGCGGCATGGCAGAAACCCGCTACGGGGCCACGCTCCTGCCACCAGGCTGGGACGCTGGGCGCGTGAACCGCATGATCGGCGGCACTATGCTGGGCGGGGGTCTGACCGACGAGCGCCTGACCGAAATTGCGCGCGGGCTTGTCGTGGATCGGTTCGGCCGGCCAATGTCTGCCGACGAGCTGGAGCGCTCAATTGAGGGCCTGCGGCCGTCGCCTGATGATCCTAATATCCTGGTGCCGGTGGACGCCGAGGGTGCCGTGTTCCTGACCGATAACGGCGACCAGCGCGGCATCCTGACCTTTGATCTGCGGGAGTTCGACTGATGGCCAGACTTGTGCAGCTCCAGCCGGTTGATCCCGTCGCCACGCGCGGGCCACGCGCAACCTTTGGCGAGGTGGCCGGTGCAGCGTTTCGCCGCGAGCAAGAGGTGGGCGAGCTAACCAGCCGACCCAGAACAGAGCGCGAGATATTCCAGCCGCTTCTCGACCAGATGGAGATCGACAGCTTCGGCCCAGGCCCAGCGCGCGTTCGCGTCCAAGGGCAGGCGCTTTCCCTGGAAATGGCGGGGCGGCTCACTTCGCAGCGCTTCGCCCCAGACGACGCCACGCTGACCGATCTTTTCGCGGAGCTGGAACAGCGCGGCATCGAGCTTCCCGAGGACGTGACGCCGGAGACGCTGGCAGCGCGGCGCGACGAAATCACCGGGGCGCTCCTGGAGCGTGTCGAGCGATCCGACGAGATCATGTCTCGGGGGCGGGGCGTGAGCGGTCTTGGCGGGCAACTGGCTGGCGGTTTCGTGTCCGGTTTCGACAACATCGAGACGATTGCAACGCTTCCCTTCGGTGCGGCTTCTCGCGCTGGCATCTTGGCCACGGCGCTGATCGAGGGCGGGATCGTCGCTGCGCTGGAGGCCGGAACCACGCCGACGCGCAATGCCTTCCTGCGCCAGCTCGGACTTCCCGAGTTAAGCATCTTTCAGAACGCCGCGTTCGGTTTTGCCGTCGGTGCCACGTTCGGGGGCACGATCCGCGCGGGCACGATGTATGGCCCTGGGGCGTTTCGTGGCGGCGTAAACCAGGCGACCAGGCTTGGCCACCTTCTGCGCGGCGAGCGCCGCTCGCTGATCGACGCAGCAGAGGCGACAGGTGATGCAGAGGCGGACTTGATCGCGCAGCAGCTCCGGCGCGACCTGGAGGACGAGGAGGCGGCAACTTCCGGCGGCGAGGCCCCAGAGGTGCGGGAACACTTGGATCGCGCCCAGACGGCCGCTCTGGCAGCGCACGAGGGCGGCACGCCGGACATGCCGGATCGCCCGACCTTCGCCCAGCCGCGCGCCTCGATCCTCAACGGCGAGATCGAGGAGGTGGACCCGCGCGAGCTTCTGGTGCAGCCGGACGTTTTCCAGTTCCGCTCCAACGTGGTGGCCGAGGGCGGGCAGACCCAGCGCCTTCTCGATGTGACCGAGTGGTATCCCGAGCGCGCGGGGATCGTGATCGTCTACGAATACGCCGACGGATCGCGGGCAATCGCTGACGGCCACCAGCGCACCGGCCTCGCGCGGCGGATCATGGAACAAACCGGCCAAGAGATCACGATGGCGGCGCGCGTGTTCCGCGAGGTCGATGGGTTCTCGCCGGAAGATATCCGCGTCCTGGCGGCGCTCAAGAACATCGCGGAGGCCAGCGACGGCATGTCCACGGCGATGGCGCGAGACGCGGCTCGGGTGCTGCGCGTGCGACCCGAGGCGATCACGCAACTGCCTGCCGGTCCTGGCATTGCTCGGGCACAATCTCTGGCGCGGCTGTCAGATGAAGCCTTCGATATGTTCATCAACCAGGTGGTGCCCGAGCGCTTTGCCGAGCTTGTGGGCAGGATGGTGGATGATCCCGAAATGCACGGCGCAATGATGCAGCTCCTCAAGCGCACCGGGCCCGACACCACGGCCCAGGCCGAAAGCATCCTTTCCCAAGCCCTCCAGGCTCCGGTGTCGCGCGAGGTTACGGCCGACCTGTTCGGGGAACAGGCGATCGTGGAAAGCCTTTACTTGGAGCGTGCGAAGGTGCTGGAGCGGGCCATGCGGATCATGCGAGATGATCGCAGCGTTTTCCGCACACTGGACGAGCGAGCCGACCGCATCCAGGGAACGGGAGCA